TGCTGTTTTTGTATTGCCAAATCTGGGGGCTGTCTACAACCAAGCGCAGCTTGGGAGACTCGTACATCAGGTTGAGCACGTGAAGTGCACCATAAAGCTTATTTGCTGCAGGGGAAGTTAGAGGTGAGAAGCCGAATATTACTAAATCAAACTCTTCCAGGTTGGACCTGGTCCAAAATATTTTAGGCTCAGACCATGTTACGGTTCCGAGCTCAGAATAAGCCGATGCTAGAGTGCTAAAGAATGAGACGTTGTTGGGCTCTTTGCAATGACTGGAGCTCATTCCGGTAAAAAGTATTTTCATAGTCTTTCCTTAAGTAGGAGGCAGGGTCCCTAAGAACCCCGCCTTCTTCTTATATTCTATTGGTTAGAACGGGGTGTCTGCACTAATTGGCGCTGCAGGAGCTGGTGCCGGTGCTGGTGCCTCAGAGTAAGCAGGCGCAGCAGCAGGAGCTGGTGCCGGTGCTGGTGCAGGTGCAGGAGCCGCAGCTGCCATGGGAGCACTGACCGCAGCTGAAGCAGCTCCAGTAGGGTAATAACGCTTAATCTCGTTGCTCTGGTTGCCGTTATAGCTACGTATACCAAGGGTTCCACGGAAGGTGCGACCGAGAAAAGCCTGCTCTGCCTGGGCAGGTGTAGGGTTAGCTTCCCAGAAGTTGGTGCCTAAGCCCATTGAAGATGCCTTCATGAAGAACATCTGCATAGCCTTGGGGTTGTCAGGGCTCACGACTAGTTGATCCCAGACGCGACGCTTGTCATGCGTTCCACCCTGGACCTCATTGGTAATCTTGAACATGAGCTTACCGGTTTGAGCAGTTGCGGCCTGAGCTTCAATAATCTTTAGCTCATAGTCGCCATCTGGTAGTGGCTCGAAGTTGTTGCTTGTTGCTGCTGTTCCAGCCTGCTTTAGCAGGTCTGAGAAGTTAACAGTTGACATATTATCTTTCCTTACTTAGTTGTTGGTATTGTTGGAGTCTTCTTTTCACCGAAGACCATGTCTAGCATACGTTCGACCCCGAGGTCGCCCTGTTGTACTATTTTTCCTAGACGCCCTTGGACGCGCTCTCCAGCTTCCCACTCAGGAGTACGCTCAACATACATGCGTCTTACCTTCAGGGGGGCCTGCATTGGATCGGGGTTTGGTTCCGTCTCCACTGTGAGTGCTCCGAGGATGTCATAGAAATAGGGGGCCTGAATAGCTAGCTGGCCCTGTAGGTACGGACGGAATACACCGTCTTGGCCCTTACGTGCCATGGCTGTCAGTACTACAGCCTCTAAAGGCTGAGTTGGGTGCATCGTGAGATCACGAAGGTCACGAAGTAGCGCACCCATGTGGCGAAGTAGTTCGCCCCACTGTTGCATCTTCATTTGCTCTGTGCCAGCAATGTTGTCCATGCACTTAACCTGCAACTCCGAGATGGAGTCAATGATTAGGGACTTGAACTGGTGCTTACCGCTCTGAAGCCATTGAAATGTCTTCATGACCACATCGTACTCTCGGACTTGGACCACGACCGTGTCCCAAGTTCCGTCAGCGATTGGCGGTTCTTCGGTCATCGGATCCCAATACTTAATTGTTACAGGTAGGAATCTGTGCCCACCTTCAACATCAAGCATTAGGCGTGGGTATGGTGCCGTGACTGCAAAGCTGGACTTTCCAACCTTGGATTCGCCATAAACCATAATTGTTAAACTGCGATCGACGTCAGACATTACTCACTTCCTTTCTTCTCTTCTGTTATTCCATAGTAGCCGTAAGGGTCGGAGACCGCAAACGCATCGCTAAGTGCCGCCTCTGCGGCAGAGCCGTCATCAAAGAGCGGACAAGTAGCGAAGAATTGACACTTCCACTTGCAATCCTTAGTTGGTGTAGGGTATGCATTTCTATAGTGACTACCGCCAGCATCGAGTGCTTCACGCACGTCTAGCATGTCGGTCAGTGTGCCTTCTAGTTGATCTAGAAAAGCACGGAGTGTAAATCTATTGTGCCGAACTTCAATCTGTTCGTAGAATGGTGGCTTGGCATATGCGCCACGCTTGACCTTACGGAGCATAGTAAAGATGGCCCCATCTGTGCGCTCGCCTGGTACTTCTTGCGCCTCGTCTAGGAGCATGTAGGTCTTAACCTGCTCGTTCATGTGTGCCATGGAGCCAAAGTCAGCAAAAGAGCCGCCTACGGTCTTAAAGTCACGAATCATGCGCGCACCATCAAGCTTTCGACGTACACGCATGTCAATCTTACCCTGAAGGATAACCTTACCGTCAAGCATAGGACGCTCGAGAATCTCCTCTGTGGAAATCATTTCAAGTTCTGCGTCAATACCCTCTTGCTCGATCCACTCTAGGTAGCCCTCAAGCATAATGCGACCAAGGTCTGCCTCAGCTTCCAGTGACGTAGTGTCTCTATACGAATCGCTCATCTTTTTTAGATCTTCTCGTACTAGGTCAGTGTGCGCCTCTAATAGATCCTGCCCCGTTGAGTAATGACGGTCTAGTGCTTCGTGAATTCGTGAGCCCAGTGCAAGCGCCCCGGTGAAGTTTTGAATCTTTGGCTTCAAACGTCGATAGTATGTTAGCCACCAACGGCGCCTGCAGTCCTTAAAAGTCTGAATCTCTGAATTAGAGATTCTAATTGGGTCTGACATTATTTTCCTTTCTTACTGTTCTCTAATAGTTCTAGTAGCTTGGCCTTATCTTTTACAATCTGGTCAAAGTTCTCGGACTTCACGTCAAGCGCTTCAATTACACGCTCTTCGATAGTTCCTTCAGTCACATAGTCCGTGATAATCACTGAGTCGTGGATCTCTGACCCAATCCTGTGAACGCGATCCATTGCCTGCTTGTGGTCAACAAGTGACCACGGTCTCTGAAGCATAACAAGTCTTCTTGCTGCTGTCAAGGTAATTCCAACACCACCAGCTTGCGCAGTGAAGAGAATCCACTTAATCCGCCCAGCCTGGAAGTCGTCGACTGCCTTTTGACGCTCGTCACCCGACTGTGAGCCGGTAATCAAACCGTGGGCCATACCTTCTTTGGTCATGCGGGCGCTAAGTATCTCAATCAACTGTCGAGAGACAGCGCAAACGGCGACAGAGTCACTTCCAAAGTCTCCATTTTTGACGTCATCCATCAAGGCATCTACCTTGCAAGACGGGTCAGACAGCAGTAATTTCTCATCGCCGGATTCGTCTATTGTCATCTGACCGTAAGAGCTAGCAAACTGGAGCAATCTCATCGTTTGAGTGAGCGGATTAGGTGCAACAATAACGCCACCTTCGCCGTTACCAGATTCCATATCTATTTGCTCAAACTGTTCGGCAGGAGTCGAGTCCAGCAGTGCGATCATATTCTCAAGCATTTGCTTATAGGCCTTTGCCTGTTTAGCGCCCATCTCAACGTCTCTGCGATCATTAATAATCTCTGGAAGCCACGGGAGCACACGGGCTTTAAGCATGCGACGCATGCGAGGATGTATCCCGGCATAGAATTCATCCTCCATGTGTGGCTTAAGCCCTAGGATCATCATTCCACCAAAAGCATTCATCATGGTGTTGACATAGCGGTCAATCCACTTAGTCTTGCTTGGCCACTCTTTGTCGTCTAGCCAACGCAGGATCGGGTACAGGTCTACAACATTATTTGCTATAGGAGTACCGGTAAGTGCAAATCTAAGATCTGCAGCACCGCTAGCAGCCCAGAGAGCTCGTGTTTGCTTGGACTTAGGGTCCTTAGAGCGGTGAATTTCATCGGCAACTACTGCCTTAAAGGGAATATCATTCAATTCTCTGTTGTGCACCTCGCATCTGCCCTCTGAGACAGCAGAATTGTGGCCACCGCATGCCACACAGCGGGCCAGGGCAATGCCTCCATAAGACTGAAGTTTAGAGTGAGTCCGTAGGGATTCCCAATTTATGATGTAAACATCTGCTTCTGTCTCGAAAGCCTTCCTCCGCTGAGTAGCAGTGCCTTTAATGATCTGAACGTTAGTCCCTGGCCACCACTTCTCGAACTCTCTCGCCCAGTTGGCCTTCAAAGTGTTGGGGCAGACAATCAAAGCCGGGAAAACTTCCTCTCCGCGGTCCTGTAAGGCCTTTAGGGACCTAATAGCCTGAGCGGTCTTACCTAGGCCTGGTTCGTCCGCTAAGAGTGCCCTGCGAGCTGTTGTGAGGAACTCTACGCCAGCTCTCTGGTGGGGAAATAGGTCTTCATCGCCAGTGTCTGAAGTTTCAAGCTCTCTAAGAGCATTCGCTGGGTCAATTCTAGTCAATCGCTCATTAGATGCCCATTCTTTGAGCAGTGGGCCGATCTCAAGTTGGTCCTTGAAGGTTGAGCGGAGCGATAAGCATCCAGTCCACGACACCGGGATGCGCCAAACATTCTTGGCACCGTCCCATTTGGAGCCAGGAAGTGCTCTACAGACCTCTTTTAGACGCCATTCGGTATTGATGATGATGTGCTCACCGTCAAGCTCTACATAGACAGACAACCTGTCCTCCTTCGTCATTAAGTAATTATATTATCAGAAAAAAAGCTATCTGACTACTATTTTTTGATAATAGTTTTAATCTTGTAGCAATGCTACAGGTTTCCAGCCAGTTTTTACTAATCTTAGTAGACCATGTCTAATTGCGTCAAGTGCGTGACCCTCGCCACCCCTGTGCCAATACTCTAGCTTCTTTAGTTTAGGGTTGTCAAACATTGCTTTTGCATCTGCAGGTGATTGAAAGTAGATATCATCCGCTGGACGTCCGTTATCCATTAGGCACTGCTTAAGTATGCCAATCTGCTCTAGAGAGTAAGGCGCTTGAGTGCTTTTAACAGTCTTAGCATTAATCGTAAACCGCTCGCAAGTAATATCTAGGTTATACCGCATCGCAGGATCCCACAGGACCTTACGTATGACCTCCGCATACTCTTCCTGTTGTACTTCAACAGACCACTCTAGAACTGGCTCAGCGGCTCCGTCACGGCTGAATAGAGCTATACCAGTAGCCTTACCTGGGTCAACTGCCAATACATACATCATGCGTACTTTACTCCCCAATTCTCTAGAGGCCCTTCAACGTCAGCAGTTAGCGGTACAGCCCAACCTTCTGTTGTAGTCATGCACTCTTTCACTATTCTCTTAATCTCTTCTGCGTCTTTTCTAGGCGCATTTAGGACAATCTCGTCATGAACTGGGACAATTAGCAAGTCAGTTAGGTCAGCTTGGTCTAGTTTTACGAGATTTGATTTAAAAATCTCGGCCGCTCCTCCCTGAATTAGGTAGTTAACCAATGTGTACACACGATCATCATCACAAGGGAGGCGCCTACCGGTCCAGGTGTTGACATAACCGGTACCTTCTGCTTCTAGTCTTTGGAGGCCTCTAGCCTCTACAGCCTTTTGGAACCCCTGCATACCCGGGAATCTAGTATCAAAGCTGTCTGATACCGCACGCATCTGATCTTCAGCTACGCCGGCAGTTAGTGCTTGCTTAGCTATACCAGCACCGTATAGCCGTCCATAGACAACTCCCTTAATTAGGGCACGTCGTTTATCAGACTTCTCCATAGTTGGATCTTGGTATATCTCACGGCCAATCTCGGTAAACGGGTCAGAGCCAGTGGCATCTGCCCGCAAAAAGAGTTGAATCAGGTTTGGATCCTGGGACAGAGTAGCAAACATACGGAACTCCACCTGGTCAAGGTCCGAAGTAATAATTACGTGGTCATCATCTTTTGGCAAAAATGCGCGGCGAACGGTGTCATCACCCTTTGGGAGAGTCTGCAGAGCTGGATTCTGAATTGACATGCGACCAGTACGAGCGCCCATGGTATTAATTGATGGATGAACATACCCATCTACATTTTCATTGATAAAGTTGGAAAAGTAGGTATTAGCAACTTTAAGAGCTTTGCGGTACTTAAGTGTTGTATCTGCCAGCTGCTGGACTTCCAGGCTACCGTCACGAACTAACATCTTAAGTTGATCAGCATTTGCAGACCTCTGTCCAGTCTCTGTAAACTCTGTTATTACTGCCCCCATGCTCTCAAACACTTTTACTAATTGTTGGTTACTGCCAATTGATATCCCATAACGGGACTTACCCCAATCGCGAACCTGATCTGTATACGAGATCAGCTCGTCGTACTTTTTCTGAGAGTAGTTAAGGTCTAATCGCGCACCATTCAATTCCATTGTTGTGGCTATGCGTCTAGTATTCATCTCTAATTCGTACGCCATACTATACGGCTTGCCCGGAGCAGTCTTTTCCCAGAATTTTTCAAATAGTCTCATAGTTAATACTGGATCAAGCGCGCCATACTGCCAGTATGGGTCAAACTTAATCGGAACAGTGCCCCAAGTCCAGCCGTTATCGGACATACCGTAGTCTAATACCGACTGGGCAGCAGCAGCTTGTGGGTCTATGTACTGGGACGTAAGCCTCTTCAGCGCCCCGGACCCAAGCGGATCTATGAGCTTAGCCATAATCATTGTGTCGTGAGAGCGATACCACGGCATCTTCCAAGCCGAGTGTTGGTCAAACCATTTGGCCTCAAAGGCAATATTATGGCAGACTAAGGGGCCTTCAAATCTATCCATTGCCTCATAGAAGACGCCCTTCCAGTCATCCCAAGGAATAGACCAACCAGTCATACCGTCACCAACTTGGACTAGTCGCAGCTGCCCGTGCCAGGGGGAAAGTGCATCTTTACGAGGCTTACCTGGAAGTTCTCCGGTTTCGGTGTCGATTGCGATGGCTTCCAGCGGACGCCGCTCTCCCAACCAAGTTAGGAACTCTCTAGCTTTGTCAACTGTGTCTACCAAGTGGAGTTGTACTCCGTCTAGACCAGTTATCATTTTAAATCTTTCGTTAAGGTATTATCTCAACATTATAGATCTCTGCAACGGCAAAGTCAACTGCTGCTGCATTTTTTAATAATCTTTGCGCCACGACAGTTAGATATCTGGCACCATTGTCGTCGTATTTATAGAGAGCATCTAGTACTGCGTCTGGTTTATCACTCACTTGAGACCAATATCTGTATTTTTCTGGAAATATTAAATCAAGACTATTATCGGGAGCACAATCGTCGCAAGGCACTGAGCTCTCAATCAAACTTGAAGAAGGCTTCTCCTCAAGTTTATACCGAGACACTAGACGACAGGCTGCCCCGTGAAAAATAAGGGAAACACCGATGCGATATAGAACATATGAACCAGATTCTGTTTTATAGAGCTCAAATTCAATCCAACGGTACGAGCCTCTACGTGCTGAAGTTGACTTAGCAATTAGGGAACCATTGAATTGCAGAGTGCGGTCCCCGTCCCTTACTGAATACATAAATTAAACGCCACCCTCCAAGTCTGACAGTCTCTGCTCAAAAGATTTCAGTTGGTTTTCCTGCCTCTGAA